AAAAGTTTTAAAAAATTTACATAAAAAAAAAAGAGTTAAAAAAATTTCTGAAAAAAAAAAGTGTTAAAATATTTTCTGAGAAAAAAAAGTGTTAAAATATTTTCTGAGAAAAAAAAGTGTTAAAATATTTTCTGAGAAAAAAAAGTGTTAAAATATTTTCTGAGAAAAAAAAAGTGTTAAAATATTTTCTGAGAAAAAAAAGTGTTAAAATATTTTCTGAGAAAAAAAAGTGTTAAAATATTTTCTGAGAAAAAAAAGTGTTAAAATATTTTCTGAATCAGCTTTTTGCAGGCAAATAGCCCGTAAATAGGGGCTTTCAGAGGAGTGGAAACAGAAAAACCAGCAATTACACTGATTTTTTCAATTATTTAAACTTTTCTACAAGCTTCCGTTCCCGTTTTAGATATAATTATATGTTTTGTAAAAGGATCCCAGCGGCTTTTTATCGGACTTAATCTCATTAATATAACCGTTATAGTCGTCGCGAGCTTTAAAAATAGCCTCCTCTCCCTTAGCTCTGATAATGGCCTCGAGTCGTTTTTCTATTTTATCGATCTGTTTATCTGGCACCAGGTAAACCATGCCATTAATCTCAACGTATTGCATTTTAATAACGTTTAGCAGGATCTACGCCTTTTAATTTAGTAAAACGAAGCTTTGCAGCGACATGGGCGTCGATATCTATTTTTAGACCAGCAAGTAAATCGAGTGTACGGATTAATATATCTGCGCCCTCCTCCTCTTGAGTGCCTTTAATAAAAGTTTTATATTGGAGCATAAATTCGTCGTTATCACATAGTAGCAGAGTCTCAATGTCAATATTTTTACAGTCTTTACCTTTACGATCCGCCTCCATAAATTCGGCAACTTCGCTGGTTATTAATAATAAAAATTTGCAAAGTTCTGGCTTATCCCAGTAGCCTCTCTGAATATTATCGGCGTGAATATTACCAGCCAATCTGTTTAATGTACTCATAAAATTTATTTTTTAGTTGTTAATACTTTACTCTCTGCGAGCTCTTCGCTCATCGTTAATACCCAGTAAATGCCGACCTTTTTGGCCGTCACTCCTTTCGGCAAGGTTTTATCCCTGATCCGTGCAAGTATAGCCTGACGACTCACCGCTTTGCTGGCCGCGTACTCTGTGACTGATAACTCTCTCATAGTCTTAAAACGGTAAGTCGTCGTTATCTGAAATCGACGAGTTGAAAACAGGCGCGCTAGAGCTCTCATTTTGATTAACTGGTTGAGTTGTGTTATTAACTGGTGCCGCTGATGGCTTGCCTTGCAAATCTATTTCTCTGACAGTTACCTCGAGAGTAGCCTGCGGCTCACCCTGTGCGTTTTTCCATGCACGAGCTGACGGCGTGCCGATAATTGTCACCTTTGTACCTTTTACAAGGCTTTCAGCGATTTTTATTTGGTCTGACTTTCTCCAGATTGTACAAGAGACCCATGTCGTGCGCTCCTGTTTAACTCCCTGTTTATCGGTCCATTTATCAGAATGAGCGACGCTAAAATTAATTGCTGAGTCTCCGCCCTGCGTGTGTCGCACCTGAGCGTCTCCGCCCAAAGTGCCTGCTAGTGTAGTAAATAACATAATTTTTAGTTTTTTAGTAAATTGTCGATTGTAATGGCATTGCGGTCGTACTTCGCCTCTATGTCTTTTGACATAACCAGAGCCTCTGTCGTTCTGCTTTTAAAATATTCTTTTTGCTTGGCGCGCATCTTTTTACCGCGCTCGTGCTGCTCAATCAGAGCTCTTAACAAGTCATTATCTGGCATATAGTTTATTTTAAAGGTTTTGGGATTGTAACGTCCTGATTAAGAAAATATTTTTTATGTACAGCATACCAATACTCGTATCCCTCCTTAGAAGTCGTCCAGTTAAAGGCATTAACTAAAACGAGTACTTTGTCTGTGTCGACGTTTTCAGTATGTTTATTGATATTAGTAACGGCTCGTTTTTTGACATTGGCCGGCAATACATTGAGGCCTGATTTTACTGTTGACATGATTTACGGTTTTAAATTAGTGATTGTTTCTATTAAAATTGGACGAGTGAGGGTTCTGGTTTTGTCGGCGACGATTAGGATTAATTTATCTTGACAAGCTTTAAATCCCTGCTCGAAAATTTCAGCATGTAACTCCTCTGTGGTTTTTGCGGCAACGACAGTAGTGACAATCTCTTTGGTTGAATCAATAGCCTCAGCGCTTACTTTTCCCTCAACGATAATGCTTTCAATAGCTTTCATATTCCCGAGCATATCAGCGGCTTTGTTTTCTCCCATTACCTTAACAGGATCGCCAGCGTTTAATGTTTGATTGCCTCCATTGACAGCAAAAAATCCCGTAACGTTAACGACTGGAGTTTTTGGTACAATCTCAATAGTCAACTCTTTCTCTGTCAATCCTATTACGGTACCGCTTTGGATTAAGTCGTTTTTAACCATATTGTCAAGCCCAGTCTGTTGCGCCTGTCCGTCTGGATTTTGTAACAATTTCAACTCATCTAATTTTTTGTTAATCTCCGCCTCTTTCTCTGCTAGTTGTTTCTCTCTTTCAGCGAGTGCCTCAGTCGCAGCCAAATCAGCCGCAACCTTATCGCTTATCACTTTGGCGGCTGCCTCGAATTTACCCAATGTCGTTGTAAAAAACTCATCGCTCATCGTTTGGAGCTCTGACGGTGTTATGTACGCTGTACCGAGTTGATATACGGCGCCGTTGTAACCAGTTCCAAGAGCAAAAAGCTTATCGGTACGATCTTTAAATTGCTTTTCGGCTGCCAGTTTCTCGTCCTGCACTGCTTTGGCGTTGGCGTCGTCAATCTTTTTTATCTGCTTATCCAGATTTGTCTCAGCTTTGGCGATATCGTCCAGCAATGCCTTACCAACTTTATCAACGTCGTTTTTGAGTGATTTACGGCGTTTTTCGATAGCGTTTCTCAGGGTGACACATTTCGCCTTTCCTGCTTTTGCTACTTTGTAGCCGCTTTTATCCTCAACGCCTGCAATTACTAACGCTGAGTAATCTGCTTTTAGTTCGTCGATAACTTCCTGAGTAGTGTTAAAGGCGTTGACTTGATTAATTTTGAGTACCTCAAATTTGGTCTCCTCTGTTTTTTGTACCTCTTCGGTAACTAGTTTCTCTTCCATAGTTTTTATCGTTGTTTTTAGTGAATATTCTTTTAATTTTTCAGTAGCCATTTTTATTGAGGTTTTGCTATCGGCTTCATTTTTGTGGTCTTTGTGCCATTCGATGAAAATATTTAATCCGTCAATAATAGCCTCCTCTTTAGTATTAAATGCGTCTCTCCAAATAGAAACACTAGACCCCATGCCACTATTATTGGAGGACGTACTTACTCCATGTACCCATTTACCATTAAGGCAAGCAACCTCAACGTAATTCAATATAACTCTGTTTTTGATAGGAAAATCAAACTTTTCAAAGTCTGAAAACTTAGGCTCTATAATCCAACCGTTACCGTCGAACTCAATTTTATCGTATCCAAACATTAGAGCCTGATCGTAGCCTCTTTTATTCATTAAAATAGAATACAATCGGTCACCAAATCGCTCGTAATCTTCTAATACGGAGGTGTTATTTAACCAAAGCGCCTTTAAATAAATCAACGCACATGGACGCTCAACCTTACAAAAATGAATGTCTTTAAACTCTAAAAACTTATCCCATTTTGATAGCTGAGAATATGGTATTTTACCTCTTGATTTATGAATCATAATATTTGTTTTAAAACTGGTAGCTGCCAGTCAAGTTGGTCGCAAATTTGATATATTCTTTTGTAAATTTCAGCTGCTCTAACTACGCATTTAGGAGATAAGCCGTTATATTGCTCAACTAATCCCTCGAGTTCTTTTTGCAATGTGTTTTCGTCGAATAAATCCATAATAACTCAAAGATATACTTTATTTCGTTACGTTGCTAACTGACAACTAAAGTTTTTCTCATTTTTGCGTAAATTACTGAGTGTCAACCTCATTATTTTTCGTCTTGTTTAAATATTTGACTTGCTAATATCTTAACAGCTTTTGTACTCACACCAGATGCAAAACGCATAGACCTAACAGCAACAGCCGTCTCTATGCGCATTAATACTTTATTGTGATTTTTATGCCAAACTGTTCCCTCCAGCATGTGCTTAACGGTTTTGGCGCTGTTGCTTATGTAGATATACGGGTCTGATATATCTCTCGGATTGTCAACACGAATACCTAGACGATTTAATCGCTCCGTTGCCTGATCTACAGTAATAACGTCAGTCATTCTGTAACCGATAGCTGTTTGAATAAGCTCTCCGATATTTCGCTCGTAATTTCCGAGAGTTGTTTCTATACGGGTAATGTACTCCAGTAAATGAGCCAACAATGATAACTCGTCGCGAGTTTGGCCAGTTGCACGCTCTTCGCTCCAGTCCTTTGACGTTACCCATTTGACGGCCTCATCGAAAGTGATCTCTTTATTACTTGACAAGCTATAAGCGCCAGCAAGCAAAGCTCCAATTTGGTCACCCGTACGCTGCTCACCCAATACGGCTGCCGCAGCATTTGAGAACGTTCTGGCGTTTGATAAAATCACAGGCAACAGATTAATCGTCCGAGCACGTAAACCCTCGCAGAATTGATCCGTAATAACCTCGTCATATTTTGCCTTTAAATCAAACCATTGCTTGTCACGCTTTATACGTTCTGTCTCTGTGTTATCAGGGTGTTTTAATAGTCCTAATTGAGTGACACGAGTACGATCAGACTGCTGAGCGATTTGTATATTGATTGACGCAAACGCAAAGCACGAACGTATACGAAAAGTTTTAGCGGTCCCGCCTGCGGTACCCTTTGCCATAATACCGCCATCGGTTGCGGACGATTGACGCATTAACGCTAGTACCGATTGCATACGCTCCTGATCTTTTCGCTCGTTACCCTCCGCCTCATCGAATACAACAGGGAGGGCGTCGTGCTTTAATGTTTGACGGAGACCAGCCTCCGAAGTTTCACCCTGTACAGCCAGAGCCGACTCGCCCAATAGCGGGCGAATGATTTTAAGAAATATCCACGATTTACCAGTCCCCGCTCCGCCGTGTAACCATATATGTGGCCGCCAATTAAGAGCGCCACAAACAGGAGCTATCACGCACCAGCCTGCCAATAAATAACTGTTAATCTGACGGTCCCAGTTAAGTAAACTCAGTACACTCATTAACTCGTGAGCTCTTGGTGACGGGATTGGATTTTCAATATTAAAACCGAGTTCGTCTCCGATCTCATAAATAAACTTAGATTTATGGTCTCTAAAATGAGTAGGGCGACCGTCAACAACTAAGTGATTTCCAGCATGTATAACGACCCGTTTTTTATCAATCCAAGCGCCACGTCCGCGCAGCCATTTTTCGTTAAATATGCCAACGTCGTGACAGGTGTTAATTAACCAGTTTTGTGCGGCATCCATACTGACGCCAGATTTTGACGGAAAGGCACTCTCCCAGTAGTTAATTGGAGCGATTTGCATGAGGTTCGGTTTACTCATTGCCGTAGGCGCCAGCTTAATTACTGATTTAGCTATGTAAGCATAAAAATAATAGATCTGTCCTCCGTTCTCTGCTTTCTCATATCCTAGACACTTAAAAAAACTGTTATCCCTGTGATACGGGTCGCTGTTATTTTCATAATGGTGCTCGTCAGATTGTTGGTTTATATGCTCTCTCGGAGCCTCGAGGTTTTCAGTTGGCGACTCAACAGGTGCGATATCATTTTTAGCGATTGGGACTGGCCCTAAATTTGCCTTTGTATATTTTAGCGCATCCTCTGGAGTCCAGTCAGCGTCGGCTAAATCCCAACCGCACGGCGTACCTATTGGATTTGTTACCCATTTGATTTTGGGACAGTGGTCCTTTAACATTTCATAGATGGCGAGCATGGCTTTATTTCCAGGCTGCTCTCTAAATGGTTTAATCTGACCCGCTAGAGCGTGTTTTTCGCCGTACTCGTGTGTATAGTCATTATCTGACCATAGCACAACGTTTCGCCCGTATAGAGGCGACCAGTCGGCTGTCTTAATTCCGTCAGCTCCTCCCATCCAGGTGGTTGAAATTCCGGTACTAATTAAACGGGTACCAGCGTCGGCAGTTTTCTCACCCTCCAGAACGATAGCGGTGATACTAGGGTTTTCCGTCAATTTATCGAGGTTGTAAAGTGGGCGAGGTTTATCGAATCCCTGCCAGCGCCATTCATAAGTCTGTCCGTCTGTTTTGTAGGTATAAGGTAAAACCATTTTACCCTCTGGAGTATCAAATCGGCAAGCGTAACCGATAGTTATGCCGTCTTTATTTCTGTATGGCCAAACCATTGACGGCAAACCATGCAAATAGTGTCTAATTTCAACAGAGCCGCCCTGAGGCACTGCGTTACTCCATTTAACTATAGCGGGCCTGCTTATCTCTTTTTTTTCGCCTGAGTACTCGCCAGATATATGGCTTTTTTCTGCTAATTCCTTAACGATATCGGACCACGATATCCCGTAACTTTGCATAAAGTCAATAACGTCGCCTGACTTATCACCGCATACAAAGCATTTGTAAACCTGTTTATTTTCGTTGACCTGTAGTGACTCGTGAGTGTCATTATGAAAGGGACATTTTCCGTAAAATTCTGAGCCGCGTTTTACCAGACTGATACGTCTGTTAATTACGTCGACGATATTATTGTCAAGTTTGAGCTGTTTTAGGTCGTGCATAAGGGGTGCAATGTATTAAAATTTTACTAAGTTAACAGCTTCGGTTTCGTTTCTGGCAATGCCAGCCCGTCCGCCCGCTTTTTGCGCTTGTTGAATAAAATTGAGTTGATATTTTGACACTCTGCCAGAGGCAGATTTGCACTCTATCGCAGTAAATACAGCGACGGTTTTACCGACCATGTCTGGCGTAATTTCGACAGACGTCCAGCCGATTAAATCAGAGCTGCCGACGTGTAACCCTGACGTTAATGGTCTGTAATCCGCTAACGTTATTTTTCCAGCAGATTTATCGACTACGGTTCCGACCCAACCTTTAGCTGTATTATTACGGAATAAGGTTGTTTTTATTCCGCAGGAACTTAACGCTAGTCGTATACGCTTGGTGATTTCACCCTCTGACTTTATAAAATCCATTTTGTAAATCTGGTTATTAAGAGTTTAATTTTGAAAATAACAATACGGTCCCAGTCTGGAGTAATGGCCTTCAAAGGAATAAGTCTGAAATTGCCAGCCTGATCGGAAACGAAGCAGTTGTCCTCATCGAACGGCAGCTCGTATCTGTAAGACTGGTGAGTATTTCTGTCGAGTAATAATGTACCTTTTGTCATTTTATTAGTTTTTAGAAAAAAAAGGAGGTCGGTTGAGATATCCGGGACTCTTTGCACGTTGCAAACCTATTCGCATTCGCTAGTTTACTCGTGTCTGACTCAACGCCCATTTATCGCCCTCCATATTGCAAATAATAGTCTTTTAAATGCCCTCTCGAGTTTTCGCATGCTATACGATATCGTTGGGTAACGTCTCAAATATCTCGCTAAAAAGCGCAGATCAGCGATAGTATATTTAACGTGGTTTTTCATTTAAACTTATTTTTATACTCGTTTCTAGCGTAGTCGTTTCGAGGCTTTGGCTTTGGTTTTTTAATAAATTTAGTATAATATTGAACAACCTCGCTGCCTGTTCTTTTATAGTAAAGAGTATAGGCAACAGTCTGTTCGATATCTTTATAAACTCGTTCAAATTTACCGTCAGATAATCTGTTTTTGTAGGTCAGAGTTAAGTCTTTGCCGTCGTAGCTCATAGCTACCAGCACTGGATTAAAAGGAAACGTCGATCTTATCATTTTGCTTAATTTAAAAATCCTAATTGTTTAATGTCTGCTTTGTCTTTAATATGGACAACAGGGATTTTGCGGCGATTGGTTTCGTATACTGTGCAATCGTTTTTGTCTACTTCGTGAACAACGATTTTGCCCTGTTCGGCGAAAGCTTTTGCGTTCCTTTCGCCATGATATACGTGGCCGCGTTTAGCGGTCATACCGTCCATAAATTCTACTATGTAGCCTGTTTTTTGCGTTCCTTTCGCCATGGTATACGTGATTTAGTTAAGGCATAACAGCGCGGTTACTTTAATAGGCTAAGGACTATTATTTCACCGACTGCTTGCACCTCAAAACCCCGCTTGTCGAAACTTGCGGGGCATTTAACATGGCTAACTTTTCAGCTTACACTTAATCGGGTGATCCCATGCGAGGCTAACTAAGCTCAAAGATATACTTTATTTCGTTGCGTTGCTAACTAGCAACTAAAACATTTCTCATTTTTGCGTAAATTACTGAGTGTCAACCCTATTATTTTACAAAATCTCATCGTCTGAGCTAACTGGTTGAGGTCTGGATTTATAAATATGAGAAGCCCAGCCAACTTTGTACCCGCGAGCAGCCGCAATCATTTCCAAGTCCTCCAAAGTACGAGCCTGAGCTACCTCCTTTTTTTTAGCTTTTTGAGTAGCTATTTTGATGGCCGCAATATCGCTGGCAGTCAACTCCTCCAGCTCGCCCTCTCGCTCCTCTAATTCATTAACCTCAACGACGTAGAAGTGACCGCAGTGCGGACAATTAGGCGCAGGCTCGTGACACGCGTAACATTTCGGACACTGCTTAACCTTAACGCCAGCGCCATAGCTTGTAAAACGGTCGCTTTTCTTTTTACCCTCGAGAGACCATTGCCTGTCCTCCTGAGGCATACCGTGTTTTAAAACATTGCCGACGTGGTCCAAAATATAAGCTCTATCTTTGCCAGCACAAGGTCTCAGGCCTCGACCAACTTGTTGCAAATATAAGCCCAGAGACTCTGTCGGACGCAATAATATCACGCAGCCGATGGCCGGTATATCTGTGCCCTCACTAATCAGATCACAGCTACAAACAACGTCAACCGTGCCGTTTCCGAGACCTCCTAAAATTCGTTTACGTTCTGCGGGATCAGTATCACCGTCAACCGCAAACGCTCTATAACCAGCCGCGCGAAATTCATTTGCAACGTGCTCCGCGTGCGCCACAGATACACAGAAAACAACCGCAGGAGTACCAGGACAAATACGCGTATAATGAGCAACGGCGTTGCCTGTTATATGTGGTTTATCGACCTTTCCAGCAAGTTGCTCCGTATTATAATCTCCTTTTTTTGTAAGCCTTACCCCTGTTAAATCTATTTTTGTGGTGTCAGCATAAACAACTGGAGCAACTAAAAAACCTCTCTCGATCAATTCACTAACCGACGGGCCAATGATAAGATCGTCGAATATGCCTCCAAACTCAACGCCCAATCCGATACCGTCCGTACGGATTGGGGTCGCAGTTACACCAAGAGTTAAAGCGTTAGGATATTTATCGAGTATTTTTTTCCATGTACCAGCGGTTGCATGGTGAGCCTCATCGACGATATTTAATGACGGGATAAGGTCATATTTTAGCATCCTTTTCACGAGAGTTTGCACCGACGCCACCTGTACAGGAGCTTGTAAATTTGGGGTATATTTAGGATTGATTAATCCGTGCTTTACATTGGATTTAACAAGGGCTTTTGAGGTTTGCTCCAATAACTCAATCCTATGGACTAATATATTGGCTTTTTTGCCTCGCTCGGAAACGTTACGAGCAATATCGGAAAATATAACGGTTTTACCTCCGCCAGTCGGTACGACCAGCAAAGGAGCACGGTGTCCTGTTCGATACGACTCCCTGATTTTGTCAACGCATAACTGTTGATAGTCGTATAATTTTAACATACAGTATCGCCGACAGTTTTAAGAGGTTCTTTTATGTCGTCAATCGCTTTTTTTAATTTGCGATATAAGGTAATAGTTTTGGGTTCGTTATCTTTCCAGCGAGCTGGCACAGATCTAGCAACGTTTGCCGCTCTGCAAATCTGAGTTAAGTTTGTGCCTTTCGCTTTGGCGGCTGCCTCTAGCTCAGTATATATGTTTTCCATAAAGATTATAATTAAGGGTTACGGGACAAATATAAATAATTTATGCAAATAAGCGCAATTTTAAGAAAATAATTATACATTTGTGATATGAAACCTACTAAAAATAATGACAATAAGGGAGCGCAAGGCGCTGACCAGTCACCGAAAAAAGACGAGAAAATACAGGACACTAAAGAAACGAAAGAGTCTAAAGAAACAACAGAGGCATCTGAAACCAAAGAAAATCAGGAAAAAGAGACAACAGTTAACGTTTCCGTAGACATTGAGCCTAAAAGCATGGAGTTGGAAATTGTCGGAATGTCTGGATCCGCAATAGACGGATTTACTGTCACAGAGAAAGGAATGCCAGAAGAGGGCGAAGCTTTCTGGGAGGAAAACAAGTCCACCAAATTGAGATCGGTAACGTATTATTTTAAAGAGGACACAACTCTCGAGCAGTTAGGTCCGCCGCCAAATGATTTTCCGTCTATGCTTTTAAAAACGCGAATAACCTTAGTCGATTAATATGACTAACGAAGAGTATCACGCCAATACAACGCACATAAGCAAATCAGGACTCGATTTAATTAACCGATCGCCTGCTCACTATTACGCAAAGTACCTGGATCCCGCAAAGGTTCGCAGTCAACCAACGGAGGCAATGCGATTAGGCACCGCCGTACATGCGGCAATATTAGAGCCTCACGAGTTCGCAAAAGATTATTTTGTACTTGACGATACAAAAATATGTTTTGAAATAGGCGGCTCCAGACCTCAGTTAACCAATAAATACAAAGATTGGAAAGTTGAAATGTTAACAGAATTAAAAGGGAAAATCGAAATATCCTCCGAGGACTACGTACGTTGTTTACGTATGCGCGACTCTGTTCACAATCACGAAGCTGCTAAAATACTACTCTCAAAAGGTGTCGCGGAGCAGTCTATTTTCTGGAATGATAGAGACACCGGAGCGCCTTGCAAAATTCGACCAGATTGGTTAAGTCAAAATACTGGATATATTGTTGACCCAAAAACAACAGAGGACGCGAGTTTCGATGCCTTTATGAAGAGTATATATAAATACAGGTACCACGTCCAGGCTCCGTATTATATGGACGGATATTTTGAAAACTTCGAACAAGAACCAGAGGGTTTTGCATTTATCGCCGTCGAGAAAACTCCTCCCTATCCTGTGGCGGTATATTTTATAACCTCCGACATGGACGTTTACAGGTACGGAAAACTAATCTATAAAGCAGACTTAAAAGTATACGCAGAGTGTCTAAAATCGAAAATCTGGGAGGCGTACGGTAACGACATGCTCCCAGTTACATTACCAGGCTACGCTAAACAATTTAAAAATCAATAAATCACTAATATGACAACTAACAACAGCGCTGCGCCAGCAGTAAACACAGAGGGAACCGTTAACCCTTTTTTACAAAAAAGACACGACAAACATATTAATGCGGGCACCGTAGCAATTGAGAGCCAGAGAGCTGTCGCCGAAGTACAGGGAAAACTAACTATCGCTAAGAGTTTCCCGCGTAATGAGCAGGAGGCGTTTGCGGACGTTATACAATCCTGCAAACGTTGGTCATTCGCAGACCAGGCAATGTATAGTTTTCCTAGAGGAGGACAAGCAGTTACTGGTCCGTCAATTAGAATGGCCGAGGAGTTAGCGCGTTGCTGGGGAAATATCGAGTACGGTACTCGCGAACTTTCCAGACGTGAGGGCGAGTCTGAAATTGAGGCGTACGCATGGGATCAGCAAAAAAATATCACGAGATCTGTTAGGTTTACGGTTAAGCATTTGCGTGACAAAAAAGGCGGCGCGGTACCGTTAACAGACGAGCGCGATATATATGAGCTTATCGCTAATATGGCGGGTCGTCGAGTTCGAGCGTGCCTCCTTAATATTTTGCCGGCCGATTATGTAGACGGAGCAGTCGAAGAGTGCAAAAGAACACTTAAAGACGGAGGTACAGATTTATTGATTGATAGAGTACGCAAAGCGTTAGTCGTTTTCGCATCAGCTGGAGTAACCAACGAAATGATCGAGAGACGTTTTAATAAAAAAACGACTGAGTTTTTTCCTGAGGACCTGGCAGAATTAACGGAGATTAGAAACTCAATCCGTGACGGGCACAGTAGTGTATCTGACTGGTTCGGAGAAAAAACCGACGTGACTAGCGGAGAAAAAATCACAGCCGAGTCTCTAAAATTAAAAGCAGAAAGTAAAGAGCAGCTCGGAGCCGGAGACACCAAAGCGAATGCAAAGACAGAGACTGTTGATGTTGCTAAAGAGGTCAAAGTCGACGCCTCTCTGGTAATTAATGAAGCAACGACAACGACGGAAGTCGTAGAAAAAGGGCAGGCACCTATTAAAGACCCTGACGACGACGCCCCAATTTTATAACAAAAAAAGCCGCTAAATTTAGCGGCTTTTTTTTGTTACTCTCCAGATCCTGCGTTTACCGCGTCGGCTTGACAAGGTGTGATATCCAGAAAATACTCTCCAGAACCTCCCGCAAACGTTTCCTGAGCTGGCGTATCTTTAGATATAATCATTGAGAAACTACCAGATGGAGTGAACTCTGCGAATGATTTATTTTCCTCGCTGCCATTTGTTACGGCGCTGCCAGATACAGACATACTACCGTCTTCGTGATTTGTAACTGAAAGGTTAAATTTTGCTCTTGTGTTTTTCATAATATATTGGTTTAAAATTTGAAAATCAAAGATAGGAAAATAATCTCGACATGTACAAACAAAACACATAGCGCCGCACCGTCTGCCAGCACCGAAATCAAACTCCTGTCCATCAAAATAGAAAACGCTTTTACTCTTATCGTGATACATACCATATAAACGACAAAGCGTGACACAAAAAAAAAGCCTCAATTAAATTGAGGCTTTTTTTTGTTAACACTTATCGCGTATATATTCTACGTTTTTACAATATCGAGGGTGAGTCACCCTGTCAAATAAACGGACCAATTTTGGCGTTTTAACGTCAGCGAAAGCGGTGTTTATGCTTTCTACAGCCATTGTCTCAGGAGCAATAAAAACCTGATTAAAATCATAACCAGTACTAGTCAATACAAAAGGCTCAGAGCTCGCAAACTCTAACGGTTCACCTTTTAAATTATCTACGACTTTTATTTTATCTCTATGGTCGTCGAGGGCCATAGCGGTTGCCGAACTTAGCAGCATGCCACATGTGAGAATTAGTAAAACTTTCATAAGACAAACATACAACAATATTTGAACAAAAAAAATGCCCTGTTTGTACCAGGGCATTTTTTTCCTAAAAAACTAAACTAAGCGGTAAGCTACTCCGCAATGCAAATATACAATTATCTTTCAATAATCGACATGCTAGCGTTATTATAATCGACAGACGTTCCCACACTATTTTTGTGACGTAAAGTCAATGTCGTTCCGCCAGCTACGCTACCATAATAACAAACAGACATGCTATGAGCACCTACATTAACAGCATCCCCACAAAAGGCTAAACCTAATTCGTTAGTTCCGTCCCATAATTGTAAAAAACCAGTATTTGCTGACCCTCCAATGGTACTTAAATCGACTTTAGCTACTATTAATAAATCTCTAGCGCTTCCAGCGGGCACAGAATAACTCATGCCTGCAATGTTAGAGTATGCCGTTGAAGACGTACTAGCGGTAGTATTGTTTGTTTGAGACGATATTTTTGATGTTGATATTTTAGAAGCCTCAACGATAAAAGTAGTAGAGGCAAAATCTAACGCCATTCTTACCCAATCTCCAGGTAATAAAATAATGCTTGCAGATCCGTCAATAGTATCAGAACCGTCAGCGGTTATTGTAACATTATAAGCTCCTTTATTAACAAAAGAAAGTATTTTTTTATTATCTCCAGTTGCCGACGCTGGTAAGGTCAAAACTATATTACCAGAAGTGCCAGATATTTTAAGCAATGCACTGTAATGTGTAGCGGCAACGAGAGCAGCCGTAGCTCCAAGAGTAACAATCGACTTAAACTTTTGCGGAAAGTTTTCTATTTCATCGACATGCACTTTTAAATATGCTGTACGATTAGCTAATCCTTTAGCTTGATTATTTGAAACTCCAGCAGCTCCTCCGAGTACCTGGTCAGTTATTTCTAGTTGATAAATACCAGCGTCGTATGTTGGTGTTTCTGCTACATTTGCCATTTTCTATGTATTTTTTAAGTTAATGTGTTAGGGTAAAAAACTGCGTCATAATTGTGTGTGCCATCATATAAACCAGTCCCGTCGTAAAGCAATCCAAATCCGATAACGCCAACTAAAGTACGGCTTTTTGGTTTATATTGCATTACAAGTGCAATTATATCGGCGAGTATATCTGTTGTAATAGCTGGAAAAGTTGCCGCATCTATTTTAACGACAAATTTAGCCCAGCCAAACTGGCCGTAGCCTTGCGTGCCGTTGTGAGTATATGCGCCATCGTAATAGAAAGTATCTGGAACAGGTATAAATCTCACAGTCGTGACGCCGATCAGTTTCAAAGCCTCTCTAATAGCCCACGCCGTACCAGTATATTTTTTTAGTTCAATAGCATTTTTAATAAGGTCGCGTTTTTCCTGATCCGTAGAAACAAATCGAGCGCCTTTATAGCCCATTAAATCGAACTGAGCAAGTAAATCAGGCAGAGCCTCAACGGACACTGTATCGATCAAATAAATAAGAGCTGGTATAAAGTTTTGGTCATTAAATCGCTGCTCCATCATGGAGTCAAAGGCAGCGATATGCTCTTTATACCTTACGGATGAGGCTAATACACTACCCATTATTATAACCTATTACGTTAACAACTATTGAGGTACAGTTTCCGAACTCGTTATCTGCAATCACTATATCCGCCAAAAGACTAGTTAAATCAGCGTTGTAAACGCCGTCAGGGACCGCTAGAGAAATTATCTGATTTCTGATTATATCTATACCCATTTTACCAGCTTTCTCCTTAGAATATGCTGTTAATGCCTCTGTAATGCTCTGAGTCGCCAGAACAGGGTCTGTGTCGTTGTATAGCGTCAAATCAATAACAATAGAATAATTAATAGGCGTCGGAGCAATCACGACAACCTCATCCAAAAGTGGGACTTTTTTATCGCCAGAACAGGCCGCCAAAACCTCATCGAGGATTGACTGAGGCGTTGGTACCGTATCAGTCAAGGGATAAATGTAAACCACTCCAGGGATTGGATTTGTAACCTCAACGTCAATTATAGCAGAGTTTGCAGAAAATGCGAAAAATTTATATGCGTCCGTAGGCCCCGCGACACTGAAAGAGGACGGAGCTAACACGATGCGATCGCGTAGCTGTTCGTCAATCTCTTCGTTGCTGCCTCCGCTTGTTACGTCGACGTTTTCAACAGTATCAACAAACGCCAAAGAGTCAATTAATGCCGATATTTTACCAGGAATGTAACCGTTTCCGTACGTGCCTCCAGTCTGAGCAGTAGCCGAAACCTCGAATACATCAACGCCAATAGTGCCAATTATGTCGTCGGTTGTCTCAAAAACAACAGCGCCGTCCTCACTAGAAACTCTTGTGCCTTGTGGTACTATAACAGCGCCGTGACCAGTTACGAGTGTAAATTCCAGAGTGCAAACTGCCTTAGCGGCTGGCAAGCGCGTAACGCCAACGAGTTGACCCAAATAATCTAAAACGGGGTATCTGGAAAACCTAACAAGCATTTGTTTTGCCGCATCGTTATCCGCGTTACGATTAACAACCTCGCGATAAGCAAACATGTTAATAATAAGTCGCTCAGGATCAGACTCGGCAATAACTTTACCAGTTGTAAACTCATAATATGCAATCATATCGGCGATAATGGCATTGGCCTCACGCTCGAAAAACTCAGGTATTGGAAGAAAGACCATAAACTACGTCGATTTGTTCGGTTTTCACCGCGTTAGTAATTCTAAAATAAACAATATAATTAACCTTACTTTGTCCCTCCAGTACGCCCGTAATTTTCGTCACGGTGATCTCTGGCATAAACTCAGTAAGTGCGTCCAGTATTTCTGCTTTTAAACCAGGCAACGCCTTGTTAACTGGTTTATCAACCCAATTCAAAATATCAATCCCAAAACGATAACGAAAAGGATCTGTACCCTTTTGAGTCATTAAAAGGATTAAAATGCGTTGTTTAATTGCATCTAATCCCTGTACAATTTTACCCTGTCCCTCTAGCGACATAGCCCACTCACTCGATCTGATAATCTCTGCCATTATGCGCCTGGTGTTGGCGGCGAAGTTATCGCCGGTGATGAAACATTTACATACGGGTGTTGGTGACTTTGTAACGATACATGTGCGCCGACCACGTCTCCAGTTGCTGTAATTTTTCCAGTCACCTCAACGTCGCCATCGATTTTTACTTTTTTAGCCGTTTTAATAATAACGTCGCCTTTCATATCGAGCGTATATTCTCCCTTTGATTTATCAAAAGAGACAACAGATCCGTCCTCGTACGTAGTTCTAAAAACATCCTTGCCAGCACCGTCAGCAGGCTTGTCAGCGCTGGAGTAAATGGCCCCCAATATAACACCGTTTTCGCAGCGCTCGTCCATTAAACAGCAAACGTGCTCGTTAACAGACAGAGGACACTCTGATTTTGTCTTTAAAGTATTGGTATTTATAACAGGAATAAACCTTGTAACCATATCGTCCTCGTCAATTTTAACGCGATATAAGCCACTCTCCGGCTTACATTCCGATATGACTCCAAACTTTATTAAACCAGCGTTAACCATTTTTCAAATATACAATTAATTTTTTGCAGCAAATAACTCTTTGCGTATTTTCTCGCAAAAGCCCGCGAACTTGACACAGCTTAACCTTGATTTATCGGAGTTTATGAGCTCACAATTTGCCTGTAATTCTCTAGCCTCTTTGTCGCAGTTTTTTTGATATAAAGACTGGACAATTGGATATGTTTGCCTCAATATTGCAGAAATAGCCAGATACCTGGTTGCATTTTCGTACTTACTGGCTTTAATGGCATAGGGCTGTATAGCCTTTAAAAATGCCTGTTCTTTCGTTGTATCGCCGCGTTTCTTTCCTGATCGAGAACTAGTCCCAGATCCCTCACCTGTTTTTCTGGCAACTCTTTTAATCTCAACGTCAGTAGTGTAACCTCCTGATTTTGTTACGCTGTGTGTGCTCTCAGTAACGTGCCATGTGCCGTTAAGCATGCCGAAACCTGTCAACTCAAAGTTATTACCAGCAACTAGTAAAGGATCGCCAACAACTGAAAACGAGCCCTCCTGAGCTTTACTATTACGAGCATGTAACTCCGATTTAGCCATTGCTTCTGCCTGTTCTGTATTCTCTGCCCTACTCTTAATTTCGATACTATCCTCAGACGTATTCTCTGTATAGGTCTCGCCGTTTTCAGCAGTTTGCTCTTCGACTACAGCTGTAGACGTAACCGTTTGCTTTGTGTCTGGATTGTGGTGTTTTACAGTTACCGAGCTAGCGGTTTCTGAGGTTTTATCTTTAAATGAGTAGGAGATTAACTGTAACTTATCGACGATAGTGACAGGCTTTGAGCCCTCGAGTGTTTTTATGTTATAGAATACCATAACCGTGCCTTTGATTGAAAAGGCAAAGCCGTACTCATTGGATATACGATTTAAAAACGCTAGATCCGTCTCCTGGAATTGATTTTTATTTCCAAGAGTGATCCTGTTTAGTCCTATACTGGTTGTCTTTGTATATTCGCGACTAGTGTTAGCTAATACAATTATAATTTCAGAGCAGAACGATGAAAATTTGAAACAGTTCGCTTTCGTCATATTAGCGGCTAAAAACTTACAATTAGAGGCCAATAAGTCCGCCTCAGCTTGGTAGCCCTTATCTGTTAATTGCCTAATAACCTTAAAAGTATTTATTTGCAAGGCTGCAATACCCAGATACCTCTCTGTATTTTCTTTTGCACCTAAATCTCTGGCGTATTTAGATAGGACCTGGAGCTCTGCCTGCTCCTTTAATGTGTCTGGTCTCTTTAGTTTAACAGTAGTTGTACCGTCGTCTAGCGTGAGCTCGTGCTCTTTGCAGACATTCTCGGCGAGCTGTTTGAGTGTTATACCCTCACTGTTTTTACTTTTTTTAGTCCTTAATTTACTGGTCGGAAATACAGCTGTCGCTCGAATGTTTACAGTGTCAGGCGGGCCTCCAAATTCAATCTCGTCGATTTTGAAAGTGCCACACTCGACGAGATTATCATCATATCCTAACTTTGCGCTAAGTGTAGATTTTTTTGTTGGATACCAGCTCGTTTTCCAAAGCCCGTCAACGTCCTCAATCTGCAAATCGAGGTCGTCTGTTTGACCAGAGACTTTATCTTTATAGGTAAAAGACAGCAAGCCATTGGATATGTCCGCAGATATATCAACACCGTCGTATATTACTTTAACCTTTGAGCGAGCTGAAAACATATTATTTTTTAATTATTAAAACCTTAATCGCAGTCTTTATTTTATTTCCTTGAAACTCCCCAACGGGTAGTAAACCACAACCGTGCTCTTCACTCCACGCTTTTAAAAATAAATTAAAAGCATCAGTTGCTTTTTTTAATTTCTCTGCTTCAATTTTTTCTAATAATTCGCGAGCGTTTTCCTCTTCGGATTTAATTTGGTTTTTCATCGTTATAAAATCATGTTGTATAAAAAGGTTTTTTCTTTTTCAGCACTTAACTCAATTTCTTGATCAACATCTAATTCGATTGTCCGAACGTGATGCGCATCAAGTGTTTTTCCTCCGCAATCTACTAGCTTAACATCTTCTCCATTTATAGTGAAAATGTTTTCTTTTTCTAATAAATTCCAAATTTTTAAAAACACTATTTGTGGTTTATCTGATTTAAAAACAACTGTTTTGTTTTTTGGTATTACTTGATTTTCTAAATGTAATTTCTGCGCCATTGCTTTTATTTTTATAACATTACTTCAAATTGTCCGTCAGATGCTTTAGTTCCTCCAACGATGAATGTGGCACCAGCCATATCTCTTTGGATTATGAATTGAGAAAGGCCTGCATCCATTCTAACGCGCCCAGGAGTCGTTTGTGGAGTTCCATTATTAGTTACTCGAACTGACGTATAATTTTGAGGCTGATTAGCGCTAACAGTAAATGGCATTCCCGCTACAATTAAATTATTAGTATCACTCGTTCCGCTCAAATTGTAAATGATTTGTGCCATACCGTCTGTTATTTTATACCAAACTGAAATGGTGGGAGTTCCACTAAATCCAATAACAGTAACCGTAGAACTTACATCAATCCATCCCGTTTTGTCCACTTTAAGCGCTAAATCAATATCGTCAGCTAACGTCGAAGTTCGATCTTTAAGCGTGTGCACCCTGTCAGCGGTAAGTAAATCAAGTTTTAGATCTGTTTTAAACGCAATAGCAGGTGCTTTAATGCTCCAAGCATCACGAGTTGCATTAGTTTTTATATGTCCTGTAATAATGTTATTTTCCTCTACTTCAAAGCCTGAACCAACAGCGCTGCCAGTTGCGCCATTATAATTAAGCGTGATTAATTTATCTTCTACGTATTGATTAGCCACATATTCGTAGTGTGTGGACGCAAATATATTAACCGTTGACCCAACATTACCAATATTTATTACATCAGATGTTCCTCCAAGATTAATAGTCTTAGCATCAATCCCTATAAATTCACCGAAGGCATTAACATCTATAGCAGAAACTCTGTAATTAATACCATCATTCCAGTTACTGCTAAGTATTAATTGAGCCGTAACAGCATCATTCTGAAGAATCAAATTACTATTACTAAAAGTGCCTGAAAAGTTATATTGAGTATCAATTTGAAACTGTCTACTACCTCCAATATCACTAATTCCCTGAACAAAACATTGTCCGTCAGTCTGATCTCCAAATAAAAAGCTGACTCCATTATTAAAATATAAAGTATTGTCAGACTCATTAATCGTTAAAGTGCTACCAAATTTATTTAAAGGGCTAACAAATGTATTCTTAACATTATGTGCATAAGTTGTATCTACTTCGCTTTGAGTAATAGCTGCCACAATAGAACCATTACTCCAATCCATTACAGAGCCGTTGTCATTGCTTTGAAATGCACCTGTATTACCAAGAGCAGAATACGCTAGTTTAGTTAAACCGTCAATTACTGACAACGTTGAATCGCCAGATAACGATACAATGTCTAAATTATTAGTGTGATTTCCAAGGCTTAATACACTTGCCAATCCCTGAGCCCCATTATCAATCCATGTACCTGAATCAGATAATACTTGCCCAGTTGGAGTCGTTTTTTTAATAAATGATACATCGACGATACCATTATTGTCAATGCCTAAGTAACCATTGTTAACATTAAGATCACTTAATATATTTAAGGTACTTTCTATAATATCCAAATAACGATCACGGGCAGTATTACCCTTTATTAATCGGTTAGGATTAGTATATATAGTGTTATTAACGACAGTCGTTAAGCCTCCTCTGTTTAATTGTGCCATTAGTCAAATGATTTATCAAAGCTCTCAGGTACTGGCGTTATATTTGCCAAGCTTTCTGCCACCTGTTGTACTTCTGGACTTAACTCTGCCTGTACGCGTTTCCACGGCGGCAACTTATCCAGGTTATTTGTTTGATCCTCTTCGCGAATTGGCACTATTAATTTAACACCACCCTCAAAAATGTCTGTAATTGCTATATTTGGATTTGCGTCCTGTATATCATTAAAGTCGCTATCGTCGCCGTATGCTTTTAACGCAACAGTGTCCCAGCGATCTCCTTTAATTGTTGTATATTCCGCGTTATCTGGCATTTTTTAAGTTTTTCCTTTTACGGCAACCGCCGCCGTCACACCTACAGACGAAGTATTTAGCGTTTTTAATGCTGCAACAAGGTCCTCGCCCAAAGTTACTGTATCTTTTTGAAATCCCAAAATTGTTATTGCATCTGGAGTATTAGTCACTGGATTAGGTAAACCTGCTAAATTTGATATTAAGGTTTGTCCAGCCATTAAAACAACTTGAGCAGCAGATACAGAGGCAGCCAATGTCGGCGAATAAGTATTTATAGTGGGATTAGATGCCATTAGTGCCGTTAAAAGCGTCAGAGAGTCCTCCAAATCATTTAAAGAGCGATTTACGATAGCAGTCACAGACGGCAAAACATCCATAAATTTTTGAGCTGGAGGTATCGAGGTCTCCATTGGATCAGGAACCGTCGCAATTTGTTTGTCGACGGCAATAAACTCCTCGTTAACTGCTGTACCAGACTGACCAGCTACTTTATTGTTATTCGCTACCTCGAGCGCAGGGTTATTGACAGCGGTAATATCGCTATTCACTGGCAAAGGACGGTTTGCAGTGACAGCGAAAGCCTCTGACTTTGCCTGCGCTCGACGTAACGCCCCAACGGGGTTACTGCCAGCCTCTAAAAGTGTAATATCTAAAGTTATTAAAACATAAGCGCCAGACGGATCAGTCTGAGCTGGTGAGCGATTGATAGATTTTAGTATATAATCACCCTCATATTTGCCATTTCCGTAAAGTAATGGCATAATTTCCCCGCTAGATCTTTTCGCCTCTAGCTTTTCGTACTGCTCCTCTGGTATACAAAAGGCAGCATGTAGGGCTATTTTTCCAGTAAACTCACGCAGGCCGTCACCTGTACGTTGTAAACGTGGCTTACGGTTGATTAGTTCGTGCTGAGCATAGCTCGCCTCGACAGTGTCATTAAATGACTCAAAGCCTAGCAGGCCCTCAAATACAATATCTCCGAGCTGTAAATACATTAAAATTTGTTTCTATTAGCTTTGCGAACAGCCTCCTCAATGACTTTCATTAACTGCTTTTCATTCTTTTTAAGCATTTGCTCGAAAGTATCTTTGTCAGCGGATCCCTGTATAATAATTTTAGGCGAGTAATGTACGGTAATACCGCCACCTCCGCCGCTACCTCCGCCAGTCAATGAGTTTGCAGCCTTCCCAGAACTTACTCCCATATTACCGGCAACCATTGCGGCCGCGGTAGTTGCTTTCATAGCCTTAACTAACGGACCAGGCTTAACGCTCTGAGCAATAGTTTCAACCAATCTTATTTTATGTATATCCTTTAAAGCGCCTACTTTTGCAGGGCTAAACGGTAAATACTCTCGTATTTTGCTAACCATTCCTTTGATTGCGTCAATAGGCTTATTAACAAAAGCTTTGATGCCCTCCCAAATAGATTTTACTATGTTAGCGCCAGCGTTATACATACGACTAGGCAATGTAACCATCCATTTATGGAAATCCATAAATTTTTGTTTTACATTAGTCCAAAGATTACCAAAAAATTCCTTTATTTTACCCCAGTTATCAATTATTAACTTAACAGGCAGCATAAATGGTAAATTTATAATCCAATTCCATGCCTTTTTAAAAACATCTTTTATGCCCTGCCAAAGATTAATGAAAAATTTCTTAATAGGTTCCCAATACTTGTATATAAGAGCTGCCGCCATCGCTATAAGCGTTATTATTAAAAGAATAGGATTTGACATCATTATAATTGTAACAACACGGATAACATTGCCTAAAAAGGCAAAAGCAGTACTTAAAACTCCCATAATAGTTGACATCGCACTCATTGCAGTAGATGCCAAACTAATAACTTTAAATACACCACCTACTACAAAACTAACAGCCGATACTGCCAACATCAACGCAGCAGCTCCAGCAGCAACCATCATTATCGTCTGTGTAAGTTTTGGGTTTCTATCAATCCATGCCGTCACCTTGTCAATGACTGGCATTATAGCTTTAAACAATCTGTTTAATGCTGGTATGAGAGTTTGTCCCAACTTTACGGCAACCATGTTGGCATTATCTTTTAAAGTCGAAAACTGCCCTAAAATACTTTTACTTTGGGCCTCAATACCGCCTTTAAACTTAGTATTGCCGACGTTTTTCAAGTATTGTTCAATTTCTTTAGAGTTTTTTTTGACCTTAGTGGTCACGCCCTGAAATGTAAAGGAGACCATGTCTCCCTGGGACTTAGCCTTAATACCAAACTCTTTTAATCGTTCAAACTCGCCAGTCGCTGCATCGGCAACCGCCTCAACCATGTCGTTGAGCGATTTACCCATACCAGAGGCTATATTTCCGTAGGCCGTCAATGCTTTTTGTGACGGATCGAGACCCATGTTTTTTAACTTTACAAAGCCACGCATAACCTCCTCTAATTCATAAGGAGTCTGAGCGGCAAATTTATTAATCTCCTTAAATGCCTTTGCAGCGGCAACTTCATTACCCTGAAACGCAGTTCGCAAAGAGATATTCATTTTTTCATATTGAGCAGCCGCCTTGATTGCTAAACCAAGAGGAGCAGCAATAGCCAAACCGACAGCGCCAGAACTCCTGCCAATATCAAAGGCTTTATTTGCAATTAAGTTGGTTTTTTTAGAGAGCTGATCGAGTTTAGCAGTGGATTTATTAACAGCGTTGCCAATAATGCCAGACATTTTATCAATGGCACTCAAAATAACAGCTATTTTTAGATTTTTTTCCACTAAGCCTCGTTCTCTTTGTTGTGTATTTTAATTGCCTTGTTTAAATAACGCATTATTTTTTTGCAAGACATTTTCATTAAATCCTCATAACGCCAACCTTTACCGACAAGAAAGAGGAAATTCTCAGCGGTTATAAAAAATTTACCTGTCCGAAATGCCCCTGAATTAACATATAATCTCGACCTCTCATAAATTTAAGATCCTCGGCGACAATTTTTTTACCGTCAATGGTTATAACCTGAGCCATAAGAGCCAAAGTATAAGAAATCTCTCCGCCCTCGGCTATTTCAGAAGCTATCTCACAGTGGTAACCCTGAGACTCAATGACGCGAACCTTTCGACCGTCGGATAATTCAAACTCTTTAGCTCCATCTTCTCCGATAGCACCAAGAGCCTCGTTTAATTGTTCTTTTTTAAATTCCAGGTTTGGAATATTAACAATAGGGCTTTTGCCAGCTTTTTTAGCAGCAGCTTTTTTAGCTGGTAACTTTTTTACAACGTCTCCAGCTGTTGTTTTTTCATTGAATTTACTCATTTTGTCCTTTGCTTTAATTTTGTAGCGGGAAGTGGAATCGAACCACTGACCTGAGGATTATGAGCCCTCCGTTCTGCCCCTGAACTATCCCGCAATATATTACGCTCCTGTATTCGCTTTGTATTGAGCCAATAAATCGACTCCGTTAACTTTGAAAATATTAGCCATTGGGTCAAATTCAACGATAACCTCGCCGTTAATTTCCTGCTTAAAATAATAACAAGTCAAATTACTCTCTAGCTCAACATTATCGTGTTGCTTAATATTTCCACCCGGGAAACCCTTTGGCGCTACTTTCATAAATATAACCATAGGAACCTGACCAGAACGTCCACCGTTATCGTAAGTCTCTAAAGATGCACGACACTGCAATGAAATATTTTTAAAAGGATCAGCAAATTTTTTCATAGCATTCGTATAGTACGAGTTCCATTTGATTTTAGCCTCCATTTTTTCAATGCCAGCGAAAAACTCCAAAGTACCTACCATGCCTAGAGCTTTATGCTCAGCCATTTTAAAGTTAATCATTGGCAAATTAATTTCCTCCGCCTTACCTAGAAAGCTCTCACCATCTAAATAGATATTACAATTTGTTACTCGGTTTATATTTATTTGTGACATTTTCTTTTAGTATTAAAAGTTAATTTTTTATTTAATTTAACTAGTATTATACAATACTAGCTAGGTAAGTTGAATCAATATGAGACTTGAAAGTGATCCATTCCATTGGAGTCGGCGGACAAAATTCAGTATCAAAGTTAATATGTCCAGCAGCCAAATCAGAGTCGGCTTCATTAAAATAGCAACCAGTTGAGCGTCCTGTTACAGGGTTTTTACCGTCAACCAAAGCGCCACGAGCAATCAAGGTGTTTAAGAAATTATTAACAGTATCTCGAACAGCATCAACCTGAGCCTGTACAATCGGTTTATCAATATACGGCAGCATAGCCTCCTCAATGCTTTCGTTAATTACGTCCTGTACTGTTCTCACACATGTGAAATTTGATACGTGAGTATCTGTAGGGTAAGCCGCAGAACGATTGCCCCAAGTACGTAAACCTGTACCGAATGAGTTAAATTGAGTGGTAATTCCAGCCTTATTCAACTGATTTGCCTCAGTGTCAGGGTCGTTAATTCCAGCCGATATCGCTATTGCAGGGCCTGCAATTCCTTTAATTTCACGATTTGATGCTGAAAACCAGTAACCGTTCTCTCTAATATTAGCACACATAACGCCTGCGTAATACATAGAGTAAACCTGCTCGATGATCTTAGCTGCGTCAGTATCTAAAATTGATGGATCCTTTGCGTAACCCTTTAAATTTGGGTACAATAAAATAGCTCGTTTACTTGACGTATTAAATGGAACTCCAGACGGACCTCTATCAGCAATCGCCTCAGCTGGTGTTTTAGCCGTCACCTGGTCAATTAAAGCATCACCTCTGTACTTATCAGCTAAAATCAATAACTGAGCTTTTACAGCAGATATTTGAGAGTAACCAGGCATAATAAATATTTTTGGACGGTATCCAAAAGTATTGAAAGCTAATTCAAATAAAACTGAACCAGTACGAACGCCTGACGTGTTAGCCCCAATCAATAAACCAGAAGTAACAGCCGCTCCGTTAATCTTTTTATAAGTAACTTTTAATGTCGCGCCATCCACTAAAGCAGCTACCAACGCAACAATATTACCAAACTCATCAATAGAGTAATCAGTATCTTTAACATAAGTTGGCGTACCAGACGTATGAGTCACAACAGTGTCCACAGCTTGCACCGGAACAAATGCCGTTTTTGCTTTACGCGTCGAGGTACCAGTGCCAATAACAACAGACTCAGCGGTTACAGCCGTAGCCATCGCCGTCTCGTCCCAGATATTGACAACCATAATAGTACCAGATCCCTGATTCTGGATAGCGTTAATTGCTTGTGGGATATTAAACCCAGGCAACTCTAAACCAAATTGAGCAGCCTCAGACGGATTATTTACAACAACCAACTCCTGAGCAGGACCTTTTGGAGCAATCCCAACTAGACCAACAACGGCCGTTTTAATAACTGACACAGGTTTTGATCCTGTATTATCGATAATGGTCTCAACACCATGCAAAAAATCTATCATTTTTTTATGTTTTAAGAATTTGGAGTATTATTTCCGTCAAAACTAGGGTCTGACGGTGTATTTGTTATTGTTTGTATTGTCTGCGTAATCGGCTCTGTAAAATCCTGTACAAGCTCAGATCCGCAGGCAAGAGTATATATATAAGAGAAAACACTGTCCTCTCTTTTTTCGTGCTCAAATTTAAGGGCATATATTCGTCGACAATTTGTCGGCTCAAAGCCTAGTAATGAATTAGAAACGAGTCTAAATGCGTCGTAAATACCGCCAGCACCTCTCAATTTTTCGCCCATTATAACGATTTGCATATTAGCGTCCTCCTCCTGTACAATAAAGTTTGTACTTTTGGGCTTTGCGAAGTTACTAGCCGCATAACAAACATAAACTCTCGTACGCTTCTCAGTTGCTTTTTTATAGTCCTTTTCATTTTCTGGTAACAAATCGACGATTATGTCGGTAGGAGTTGCCAGAGCATCAAAATCAGCTATTAATTTAGCTTTTATACTGTTTTCTGCGAGCTCTATATTCATTTATTCTGCAATGTCTAAAGTGGCGATAAACGTCCAGCCGTCGTATAATTTCGTAACCTTACTAATATACCAAACATCAGCACCAATAGTAACGTATTCCTTAACGAGGCCAGCATCGACACTCTCTTTTAATCCCTCAAAAGTACCAATATAGTACTCCATTCGGTTTTGATCTGGATCAAAGTCCAATTCTGCCAGTTTCCGACTATCCGTCGGATTATTAAAAAGAACGCTCCCAGTTTTTGGGATAACACTACCATTTGGAGTCCAGACCGCAGGCTTTCCCATTGTTGAAAGAACAGCGTTAAAACATGCGGCCTCGAGTCCGTCAAATGGAGTGGTCATAGCTTAAAAAAAATTAAGCTGAGGCCATAATTCCAGCGTTTTTCAGCGCTGTTAAAATTGCGTTTGTTTTTGCAGCTAAATCAGCTAAGTTGTCGGCGATAGTTGCATTAATAGCTCCCTGAGCAGCTAAATCCGCAGGCGTACCTACAGGAATAATCGCTAAAGTAGAGTTTGCAGTACCTCCAGTGTTATCAGTTAACGCAGCAACAACAGCCGCAACAGGAGTCCCGTTACCTTGTCCGTACATTTTAACGTCAACTAATACGTCAGCAGACAACTGAGACGTAAATGCAATACCAAGAGGTTTATCTGTAGCCGTTTTAGTCACTTTTTTAGTAGCCGTGTCCCAGAAAAGCTCGTCTCCCTGAGTAATAACCAAAGGAGCTGTTTTTGCTAATCTAAAAACACTTTGACTAATATCAACAGACTTAGTCTCCGTATCAGGAATATCTGTAACTGCAATACCAGCTACAGAGCCAACAATCACAACATCACCAGCCTCGATTAGAGAACCAGTTGAGTTAGTGTATGCGATAACTTTACCGCTTTGAATGTAATTTCTCATTTTTCTATGGATTTAAAATATTTATACTTGAAATAGGGAGGTTTCAGCCTCCCATATCTCCTCGTTTAAGTGTTAAAATTATGCGTTTGGTACTTTGTAAAGTGCTTTGTGATCTAATGCCTTAGCAGCAAAAATCATTCTAGCCTTAATTTGAATACCATCAACCTCGAAGCCTTGACGCTGCTCAGTGAATAATGCAGACTCACCCTCTAAGGTAGAAACCTCGATTGTATCGTACTGATTAGGGTCGCCGATTAAGAACCAAGAGTTATCAGTAATGCGAGGCTCAACAATTACCTCACAGTAACCTTTAAACACATTAGTGTTAGCGGTTGTAGCGGCAACGATTGACGCATTCATGATCTTAACAGCAGCCGTTTCGTATGCTGGCCCAACTACTAAGTATTTAGGCACAATATTTAAGAAATCTTCGCCGTTTAAATCTTTTTGGTTACGCATAGCTTGACGAGCAGCAGACAGAGACGCCTCAGCGATAACCGCAGGAGCAGCTGCTAAATTTCCGTGACTTGCATGGAATAACGCAATAGTATCACCCATAACAGGGTTATCTAATAAAATGCTATACACTAAATCAGACTGTTTTTGAGCTGCCTTATTAGCGATAGCTCTAGGAATACGAGATAATGCTGATAAATCGTCGTTAATCATTGACTCCCATGTGAAGTTAATCATTTGACCATATTTAATCAATTTATATACCTCTTTACCGTCCGTCAAAGACACAGCTTGGTACTCTCCGCCCTCTTCAATTTTATTGAAACCGCCAACTAACTGAGATAATCTCACGCGTGTAGTCTCTCTAAAATCTGCCATTGTACCTGTCGACACTAAAGGTTTCCAAGTTGGCGCAGCCAAATCGTATGCACGCATTAAACTACGGTTAATAGTATTACCGAAAATATTTGGTAAATCACTCGTCGAGTGGTAGCCACGGACAGACGAACCCATTGATAACTGAGCAACTTCGCGCTTAGTCAATAAACGTACTTGTCTGTCAGACATTCCGCCGCGAATTAAAAAATCCTTTCCTAATTCAATCAAAGACATACCGCGAAAATCGCCAGCGCCCTCAATTAATTTAACTGACGGGTCAGCTCTGTGCTCTAGCGCATTCTCAACTACAGTACGTAATTTTTCAGTCGCTTCGTGACCAATAGAAACGTCAGCAGTATGAGCGCCACGAGTTCCAGCCCCCTCAGCGTCTTTTTTTGCAATTTCTGCGATAATCTCGCCGCGAGCGGTTGCGATATCCTTACCCTCAGTAATTAAACGAGTGGCAAAATCCTCAGATAATTTATGAGAACGACATTCGTTAACGATAGTCGTGATACGAGTACGCTCTGTACCTGTAGCCGATCTGATCGCCTCGTCGTTATTTGCCGGAGGATCACCCGCTGGCGGAGTTGCTGGCGCAGCTGTAAGCGAGCGCTCTAAAGTTGCGGTTAATTCAGCGTCGCTGATATCGTCAGCAACAGTAATGCCGCGCTTTTTAAGCAAGGCGATTATTTCCTCTCTTTTCATTATATTTTGATTTTGGGTTATGTCTTGTTTGTTAATAATTTCTATTTCTGTAAAGTCAGACTCCTGACCTCTTATTTTAGCATTTGGATCTGCTGGAATTACAACGAGAGTAATCTCATTTGTCTGCCAAGAGCGCGCAATGTAAGTGGGAATATCAACGCCCTCAGCTAAAGGCGTAGCCTCATAACTGCGAACATTATAACCAAATGATATGTCCTGCAAAATGCCATCTTTGATGTCCTGTACAATCTCCTCAACCTCGTCACGTTTAGAAAAACGCAAAGTTGCCATCCAAACACCGTCCTGCTTTCTGATATTCTCAGCGCGGCCGATAATGCCTTTGACACCAGTATATTTATTGTGATCGTTTAAAAGTGGCAGAGATCCGGAGGCGCGACTCATATCGTGTCCGTCCATGTCTAAAACCTCATAAAAATAACCCTCAGAGTAATCGTATTTTAAAACTGGAGTAGTAGTTGCAAAAACTACATCAATACTGCGAGTCTTTTCGTCAAATGTATTAGGCACAAAATTCGCTCTTGTCGATTGTTTTCCTACCTTAATTTTTTTAACTGTGCCAGCCATTTTGATGAGAATTATTTTCTACAATAGTACAAAGTTTTTTTTATTACTACAAAATATTTTTAAAATTATTTTTAGTTTGTAGGTTCGGCGGGCTTTGCAGCCGCCACAGCTTTTGCTGGTTGCCTCGCGTCTGAGTCTAAAATTATTTTTTTAGAGTCAAAATTTTTGTTGTCCTCTTCGATTTGAGCCAACAAAATATCAGCATCGTAACCTAACTCTCTAACAGCCTCCTGCCAAGAGATTAATCCCCCTCTGATAGCCGCAATAATAGCATCCGTTTCTTTAACAGGGTCAATCATTTCTCGACGTGGTGGCGTCCATGTTACTGATAAATACTTTGTTCCTTTTGATAAACGCAAAGCATCCATAAACCAACCCCAAACAGGGTTACAAATCATTGGTATAATTGTGTCGAGCTGACAGTCAGTAAAAAAACGCTGAGACTCCAGCCAACCCATACGGGCAGAGCTAAAATTTACCTGAGATAAATCTCCGGTCAACGACTCATAAGTTATATTGTACCCAGCAGCAACGCCGTGCAAAACAGCGCTAACGTATTCCGAATATCCGCCAGCTCCAGGAGGGTTACCAAAAACGACAGTCTCACTCGGACGCAAACGTTGTATAATTCCAGGCTCTACTCTTTCAGATAAATCAGTATTAGCGGGCGCAGTCGCTCCGGGTATTGCCTCCGTACTATTCGTCACAAATACAGAAAAACAAGCCGCAATTTTCTGGCGAATTAGTTGCGCGTCTTCATAGTCGTCGAGATCTCTCAAACGTAGCATTGCGCTAACGCCCTCAGGTACACCGTGAACTTGTCCAGGACGTTCAATATTAAACGCATAAAGCACCTCCTCAACTGGTACAAGAGTAGAAAGCAAACTCGTGCCTTGATAATCTCCAGGGTGACGATCAAAGAGCCAATAACCTACTCTTTTGCCTGCTTTATTGAATTGAACGCCCTGTATTGTATAGCTGCCATCCTTGTCGCTGAGCCCTAAATCCTTTTGTAAATCAATAAAATCAGGCTCAAGGACCTGCAAACGGAGAGGGTTTTCGCGGTCGTTTACATATCTTTTACGAATTAATACGCCGCCAGCCTCAGAAATTGTACGCTGCGCAAGTCTTTGCAGACCGTAAAACGTTTTTAATCCGTCGAAATCGCATTTATCCTTATCGTTCGCCCACGCATTCCATGCGGCAGTAATTTTTTTATCCTTATCGTCAGTAACTTTAGGGCGTATGCCTGTACCAACAACGTTACGCGCAATCACAGAGATCGCGCGTTTTGCGTAAACATTGTTTCGAGTTAATTCTCTGGAGCGCTCACGTAGTTTTGGCAAAGTGCCCCACAACTCCGTATTAGCTGACGCACCAGTTGAGTGCCAGCCATCCGTCCGGCGACCTCGCCCAGCTGAGTCGTATTTTCTTAACGAATTCAATGACTCAACGGCCATTCGATACTGTATTCGACTCAGTCCAGCCTTAGGACTAATAATGGTAATTAGTTTGTCTATCGTATTCATTCTAAACCTTTATTGTGATCGTTTAAAAGTGGCAGAGATCCGGAGGCGCGACTCATATCGTGTCCGTCCATGTCTAAAACCTCATAAAAATAACCCTCAGAGTAATCGTATTTTAAAACTGGAGTAGTA